TGAAATTCAAGCTAAACATGGATCAGAGGAAACAAGTAGTACACCATACTAACCGAATCCTAGGTAGTAGGCGGGGAAGCGAGAGTGGATCCGCCTGCTCAAAAAATTATGTCAGTAGAAAGATTTAAAAATATATTTGAAGGATTAGAACGTGCTCATGGTGTCACTAAAATTGGTTCTAGTAATGGTAACGGCACTAAAGTAAAAGGACAATCTTTTGTAAAAAGAGAACCTGTAACAGATGAATTATGGTTATCCCACTTACAAGGTACAGATAGTTTAGGTGTTATACCTATTAATGACAATAACCAGTGTAAATGGGGTTGCATAGATATAGATTCTTATGCAGGATTTGATCATCAAAAATTAATTAACAAAATAAAATTATTAAATTTACCATTAATAGTATTTAGATCTAAGTCAGGTGGTGCTCATATATTTTTATTTGCTACTGATTATATAGAAGCAAAAATAATGAGAGACAAACTTACACAGATAAAAGCTGTGTTAGGATATGGGGGATCAGAAGTATTCCCAAAACAAACAGAATTAAAATCACAAGACGACACTGGAAACTTTTTAAATTTACCATACTTTAATAGTGATAATACAACAAGATATGCATTTCTTGAAAGTGGAGAAGCATCTTCCTTAGAAGGGTTTTACGGAATATACGAAAGAAATGCTCAAACACCTGAACAACTAGAAAAAATTGAAGTAAAAAGACCACACTCAGAATTTTCTGATGGACCTCCTTGCATAGAAATATTAGCTCAAAATAAAATTGGAGAGGGAAGTAGAAACAACGCTTTATTTCACTATGGAGTGTATGCCAAACAAAAATGGCCTAACGAATGGAAGAGTAGAATTACCATGTTTAATATTCAAGCAATGGAAAGTCCTTTATCCGATTCAGAAGTAGACATTATAAAAAAACAACACGAAAAAAAAGAGTGGGGATATAAATGTAAAGACGAACCTATGTGTAGTATGTGTGATAAAACCTTATGCAGAACTCGTAAATTTGGAATAGGTCAAGATATTATGTTTCCGAGTCTGACTGATTTACAAGTAATAGATTTAGAGGATCCATACTATTATTTAAATGTAGATGGAGAAAGATTAAAGTTAGATACAGTAAAACATTTAAGACAACAAAGTTTATTTCAGGAAGCATGTATGGTTCAGTTAAAATTTAGACCTCCTACTTTAAAAGAAAAAGAATGGATAATAATTACTAATCAATTATTAAATAATGCAGAAGTGACAGAACCAGCACAGGGAATGAAAACTGAAGATCAATTACAAAATCATTTAGAAGAGTTTTGTTTAAATAGACAGGTAGCCGCAGAAAAAAGTGATTTATCTAAAGGAGGGGTGTGGACAGCTGAAGGTTATCATCATTTTGTATTTGATAGATTCTATCATCAATTTTTAATGAGACATAGATGGGATTTAGGTTATCAAAGAACAGGCCAAATGTTGAAAGAAAAATGTGGATGTGAAGATAAAAGAGTAGGTAAGGAAAAATTATCTGTATTTACCGTTAAAGAATTTGATAAGAAAAAAGAAGAGTATACACAAAAAGAATTAAAACCAAAAGATCCATATTAATGAAAACAATAGTATTAGGACCCCCTGGAACAGGGAAGACCACAACTTTATTAAATAAAGTTGACAGTTATTTAAAAGAAACTGATCCTGATAAAATAGGATATTTTGCTTTTACACAAAAAGCTGCGTACGAAGCAAGAGATAGAGCTGTTAAAAAATTTAATTTAACAGAAGATGACCTACCATACTTTAGAACTTTACACTCACTAGCATTTAGAAAACTTGGGTATAAAAAAGAAAACGTAATGCAGCCAAGGCATTATAAAGATTTGGGTAAAAAATTAGGGTTTCCTGTTAATTACGCTGTCTACGAAGATAACCATGGTGGAATTTTTACATCTGATAGTGAATACTTACATCTTATTAATCTTGCAAAATTAAGAAACATTACACCTGAAAGACAGTTTGATTTAAATGAACATAATCAAGATTTAGAAAGAGATAAATTACGTGTCATTGCCAATGAATTAGAAAGATACAAAAAAGAATACGGTTTAAAAGATTACAACGATATGATTTTAGAATTTACTAAATCAGATAAATCTCCAAAGTTTGATGTTGTGTTTATAGATGAAGCTCAAGACTTATCTTTAATGCAGTGGGATATGGCTAAAACTATTTGGGATAAAACAACAGACTCTTTTATTGCAGGTGATGACGATCAAGCTATTTTTAGATGGGCTGGAGCAGATGTAGATTCTTTTATAGCTCAAGAAGGACAAATTCTTCCTTTAACTCAATCATATAGAATACCAGCTAAAGTTCATAATTTAGCAATGGGCATAATAAATAAAATAAGAAATCGAATTGATAAGACATGGCAACCAAAAACACATGAGGGTTCTTTAAGTCGTTATGATGATTTTGAACACATAAATATGTCAGATGGAGAATGGTTAGTGTTAGCTCGTACTAAATATATGCTAACTGATCTAGAAGAAATTTTATATCGTAAAGGTTTTTATTATAAAAATAAATTTAAAAAAACTAAAGAACACAATTTGCATGCAGCAGCTGTTGATTGGGAACATTTAAGACAAGGACAATTACTAAGTCATGATCAGGTTTTAAAAATATCTTTATACATGACACAAGAAAACTTTGATAAACAAAAAATGAAAGGAATGGCGAAAGGATCATTTTATGGAATAGATTTATTAACAAAAGACTACGGGTTAAATACTAAAAACCCATGGTTTGAATCATTTAATAATGCACCTAGTCGAGAAGTAAGTTACTTAAGAAAAATGAGAAAGAATGGAGAAAAATTAAATGAACCACCACGAATAACTTTGTCAACTATACATGGAGCCAAAGGAGGAGAATCACAGAATGTAATATTACTTACTGACTTAAGTATTAATACTATGAAAGCTTATGAAAGAAATGCTGATGATGAAAATAGATTGTTCTATGTTGGCGCAACACGGACCAAAGAGCATTTACATATTATTTCTCCTAAAGATAATTACAAAGGATATAAAATATGACCGATCAAATATACAAAAAGCAAGTAGGCGGCGATCATTATAAATCAATGGTTATTCAGCCATCAGAGTTTATTAACAGAAATAATATTCCGTTTGCGGAAGGCAATGCTATAAAATATTTGTGCAGGCACAAACAAAAAAATCAGAAAGAAGATTTACTAAAAGCTAAACATTACATTGACATGGCGATCGATAGAGATTATCCTGAAGAAGTGAAAGAAATAAAAAAAGAAAATAAAAATTCATGGGGAATAGTTAAATGTTAAAACAAATCTTTCCTAATTATTTTTACGCTTTGATAACTCCTACAAATACAGAAGAAATTTTAAATAAAATTAAAAATGCAAAGATAGATAAAGAAAAAAAGCTTTTTTGGACAGCTTCCCACAAACAAGAATTTTTAACTACAAAAGAATTAGGGCCTTTATTAATTCCTTCTGTAAGTAAATTTTTTAGAGAAGACGTTGGCTATAAAAAAAATGTTTCTGTGATGTTACAGTCCATATGGCGTAACACATATAAAAAAGGAGATTATCAAAACATACATGATCATTTGTATGGTTATGATGATGCTGATTTATCCGGATGTATTTTTTTAGAAGACGACAATTTAGATGCTTCAAGATTTTATTTTTATAATAGACATCAATCAGAGATTTCAGGTTTTTGGAGATCTATTGTAAATTCTGTAGGATTAAATAATCATTTTCATACGTGGTGGATTTCTCATAAAGCTGGAGATATATTATTTTTTCCTTCTCATATGTTGCATGGCGTTAGTCAACATAATTTAAAACAACCAAGACAAACTGTTTCTTTTAATATGAAAGTTAAAATATGATACAACAACCTCTTTTTAAACCACAAACTGAATGGCTTCCACCAGAAGAATTTCCAGATTTATCTAAATATGATGAAATAGCAATTGACTTAGAAACAAAGGATCCAAATTTAAATACAAGAATGGGTTCAGGTTCTGTTGTAAAAGAAGGTGATGTAGTAGGAGTAGCTGTAGCTGTTGACAAATGGTCTGGTTATTATCCAATTGCACACGAAGGTGGTGGCAACATGGATCGTAAAAAAGTTTTAAAATGGTTTCAAGGAGTTCTTAACACACCAGCAGTTAAAATATTTCATAACGCTATGTATGACGTTTGTTGGATCAGAGCATTAGGTTTAAGTATTAACGGTAAAATTGTTGACACGATGATTGCATCGGCCCTGGTTGATGAGAATCAAATGCGTTATGACCTAAACAATTGCTCTAAAAGATACACCGGAAAAACAAAAAGTGAAAGTGATTTATATCAAGCTGCAAAAGATTGGGGGGTTGACGCCAAAGCAGAAATGTATAAACTACCTGCCATTTATGTTGGCGCTTATGCAGAAAAAGATGCAGAAATAACTTTAGAGTTATGGCAAGAACTTAAAAAAGAAATACTTCACCAAGATATACAATCTATTTTTGATCTGGAGACTGAGTTGTTTCCTTGTCTTGTGGCCATGAGATTTCGTGGGGTTCGAGTGGACGTTCAAAAAGCTCATACAATGAAGCAAGAGTTAGCGCAACAAGAAGATAAGTTAATCCAAGAAGTAAAAAAAGCAACAGGAATAGAAACTCAAATATGGGCTGCAAGAAGCATTGCACAAGTCTTTGATAAATTAAAACTAAACTACGACAGAACTGAGAAAACACAAGCACCTT